TCCACGGATAGCCGCTATTCTTACTAAAAACTCATCATCGCAAGTATCTGCAAATAATTGCAACGCTAGAAAATCTAAATAGCCGTACAGGCCATTGTCCATTTGCGCAATTATAATTGACAGTATATTTAATAAATTTTTCTGCAAATTTGCATCAGCGCCAGGCAAGTAAACGTTCAGTAGTGTTTTTGCTTGCTCGTATAATTCGTCTAGTGTTGGTCTCGGTAAAGCCATTAAATTTTCGCCTCGATTTGATCCCAAAGATACTGATATAAAAATGTCTGCGTTGTGCCGTTGGGCTGTGTCGCCACCACGTTGATATTAATCCCGTCATCACCGCGCGCCGTCACATCTACATTAAAGCTTGCTACTGCGAATATTTTAACAAGCGGTTGCAGTGCTTTAATACAAGCAATTTTTGCTAAATTGATTGTTTCACGTGAAACGCCCCTGCGCTGGATTAAGTACAGATCCGATCCTATCGGGTCATCTAAAAATTTATTGCCCCACCAGTTAGACTGCGTAAAAAGCGCTATTAAAATAGCATTTTCAAGATCGTTGCCCGTCACTAGGTCGCCTTTATCTATACTGATATCTGCGGGCAGTGATTTAAATGTAAATCCTGGTAAAACTTGTAATTGTAGTGCTATATCCATTTTTTCAACTCATGGGTGTGCTTGGTGTGCCGGTAGAGCCGCCCTGCGGATCGCTGTGCGTGTGGCCGTTATATTGGCTGCGCATTGTAGCCATGCTGCTAACACCGTCAGAAACATTTCCATCAACGGAAATACTGCCTGCACCGGTTGCATCCCCTCCGCTCATATCCCAGCCTTGCTCAAATATTACAGGACTGGCCATGGTTATGCTGCTACTAGATGTTATGGTTATTCCGCTTGCGCTCATCACGATGCTATTGCCGTTTTTATCGGTGATATTAATGCCGCTGTTGTTTAGTGTGATTGTGTTGTTTTGGTTTTTAATTAAGATGCCATCTGCCGCTTTTAACCAAACCCTATTGCCACTCGCGTCATATTGACAGCTATTGCCGGGCGCTAAATCCGTGGGGTTTGTAGACGGATCATAAATTTTAATTGCTTGACCGTGATCACGATTCCCGCCATTAAATAATGCAATAATATAAGCGCCGGCATTAGGCATTGAGGCAAAACCAAACTCTTGAGGGTGTTGCAAATCGCTGATTGTTTCGCTATCTAAAAAAGTCCCCTGCGTATTGTTAATATTTGCGCCGCTCATATTAATAAGCGTTAAATTACCGCGCGCGATAATATTGCCCATTTTGCGATGCATGAGTTTCACTTGCTGCATTAAGTAATTTATTTTTTGTACTATTTGATCAAGCATCTAAAAACTCATTGCCCCCTAAAGCATTTTGATTTTTTGGCTTCTCCAGCGTTAAATCAGGTATTATTGTGTAAGCTTCTTTCGGTGTTAAGGTAAATGTTGTAAAATCTCCGCTGCTATCACTGCTGTAATCAATCGCGGCTATTAGCATATTGGCATTAACGCCCAAATAATTACTGCTTAAAAATACTTGTTTATTAGTAGGCCATAATGATCCATCATCTTGTAATAAACCTTTAATTTTGATTTTAAAGTTCTGCGATTTACCTCGCCGCTTTGCTAATTCCCATTTTGCAATTTGTTGGCATGTTCCATTATTCACGGGCGCGCTTTCAACTATCACAGTTGGCCGGTAGCGTGGCACATTTAGATCGTTTACTTTTCCGATCCCAGAAAAAGAAATTTCACCCGTTAGACCTTCACTGGTTAATGCTTGGCCTTTAATAATATATTCACTGAATCGCTCTGATCCGTCATAGTTGGCCGTACCATCAATAATATTGACGCCCTGTATTAATTGATAACTGATCACATCGTCACTGGCCAGCGTTAATACAATGCCTCCCTTGTCATCTGCTAGCGGTAAGATGCTACGTAATGAGCATAATTTATTAATGGCTTCAAACGCTGTCATCGACTGATCAAGTCTAAAATAGGGAATAGGATCACCCACATCTGTAGCCACAGTGACATTAATTCCAAAAGGTTGGCAGATCTCTTTTATTATTCTATCGAGTGTTAAACCATTCCACTGACCCACGCCATGTACTGCGGCGCAATCAACTAGATCGCCCGTTTTATCACGCGCTGAAATAGTTATAGTGTTTTGCGATGGCGTGATGCGTGGCGTGACTTTATCAATGTAGCCGTCAATTATTTTATTATTGCCAATAAAAACTTGGCACGGATCATAGGGTTTAATTTGTCGTTGTAGATTACCTTGCGCCCATCTGTCCGATATTTCCATGCTTAACACATTTGCTATCGTATCCATTGACACCGTAACAGTGCTACGCGTGGTATGAAAAAATTGCAGCCCGTTAATTACTACGCTGATCATTTTAAAACCTCAAGCGTGGAACCGGCAGGCAAAAATAGCGGATTTCTTACATTATTACGTGCGATTACGTCCGCTTCTGCATCGGCTGTGCCGTAATTATTATATGCAAACACAATAGCGGGTATACTGTCGGTTATCGGCACATACTGGATGTTTTTTAGTGTTGCGCTGCGTGTGTCGATATCTGATACCATCTTAACTAGCGCATCCGTAAGCGCTTTAAATTGCGCGTCATTGCGTTGATCGCCCAGTACAAATAATTGTGCTTTAATTAATTGCGCGATCTCATCACGCGTTGCGAGCGCATCTTGTCTACTATCAAACGTCATATTAATGGTTGATGCGCACATTTGCACCAGTGCAGAATTTTTTACAATGTTGACCAGTGCATTCTGGTTGTCAAGCTGTTGCTGCAGCGCTGCCGTGGTTGGAATGATCGGAATATAATTAGCGCCGTAATTAGTAAGCTGCTTTTGCGCGTTATATGCATCGTTTGAGTTATCATAAAGACCAGTCATCCCTTCTATTAATTCTTTAATGCCGCCGCCGGTTGCGTCAGGATCGGTGATTGTTGTGCTTAATGACGAATTAAAAGTGTTTATCTTATTACTAAAATCAGAGAATGAATTTTGCGACACAACGCCGGTTTGTGATGCCAAATTAATTAAGTTAACAAAATCACCCGCCTTGCTTTGCGCATCTCCTTTGACAAACCCCGGAAAGCTGCCTGTATTAAATCTATTTTTAAAATCTTCAAATATGGAAAATGCAGCGCCAGCATAGGCAAGATCAGCTTGTAGTTGAGTATTGTTGCCGATACTCGGGAATAAGTTCACGCCTGCTTCAACAAATACTAGCTTAAATGTTTCGCGGCCGCCTTCCTTGTTGTTAAAAACTTGCTGACACTCATCGGTAGGGTAAACTAACGTTGGCGAAATTGTTGGCAGTGTTAATAATCCAGCAATATTAGTTTGCTCGATCATGTCAAGTAGCGCATTTCTGACTATCAAATAATCATCACCGATCACGTAAGCATTAAGCGTGTACTTGCGCGCTTTACGGCCTAAATTTGTGGTGTTTGGCGTATCAGAAAAAGGGTACTGATTAGTCTGTAACCTGCGACCAAAGTCTAGCGATTCGCTGTCGATATAAAATATTACGCCATTATAACTGCATGGCAATAATTCATCTTTCCACATGCGATCACCTCAAAAAGCCTAGTTGGCTCGTGAAAGAAATAGGCGTGGCACCAGCGCTTTGCACATCAGCAATAGTTGGCCTGCCGTCTGCGTCAATCTTCATGTGTATATTTAAATTATTAGTGTTGGCATTTCCGGCGTTTCCGGCGTTTCTAAATATCGGTAAAACAGGTGATGCTGTTGCAGCTCCCGCTAAGCGCGGAAAAGGGTTTGTTTGCGCGGGCGCGCCGCCCTTAAAATCAGGCACCATAGCGGAAAATATTTTACCGCCAGCCATTTTACCCAGCGCGCCTAATTCGCGTAATAATTCGCTAAGATTAAATGTTTCTTTTATTTGTTTTAGTATGTAGTAAAGCTTATAAGCGGCGTATATAACTAAGCCGATTGCGGCCGCAATCCCGCTAAAAATAACGGTCAACGGATTGACCGCCATCACAGCGTTTAATGCTGTCCACACTTTTTTAAGTGTTTGCACCGGGCTGATCACCGCCTCAATTGCCGCCACTGTTGCAGCGCCACCAAACCTTAATAATTGTATGGTTGCCAGCCCTATTTGCACCGATACCGCCACAAAACTTATCAATAAATCGCCTGCAATATAGCCTGCGATTGTTAATATAACAGTTTTAGCGCCACCCAATTTACTAACAAGATCAGAAAACGCGCTTAAAAATGGCTTCAATGTTTTGTATGCTTCGCTAAACCCGTGCGCAGTACTTAATATCATGCTGGTGATATCGCTTGAGATGGCCTGTCTGTTTTTGGAAACGTAGTCGGCCATACTCGTGATCATGGGGCGCAACGCCGGGATTAAAATCATGCCGATAGAATCGGCGAGCGATCCAAGGGAAGTTTGCAAATTAATTGATGCGCGGTGAAATTCTTCAGATTGTTTTATAGCGTCTTCGCTTAATACCATTCCATATTTTTTAAAATCTTCGGCGTTTTCTTTGCTGCCTTCGCTGACTGACTTCATTAGCGGCAGTAAATCAAGATACGAACGACTAAACAGTATCATTGCGATGCGGTTTTTCATCGCCACATCCGTCATGCCGCCTAGCTTTTTCATCACTTCCACAAAAGCTTCATTCGTGCTTTTTGCATGACCGTTCGCGTCTCGCATTGAAACGCCTAAATATCTAAAAGCTTGAGATTGTAAGCTAGTTCTGTTGCGCGCTTCGCCCATTGCAACGTTCATAAAGCGAAAAGCGTTTGTTAATTCATCAGCATCCACGCCGCTTTGTTTTGCTGCGTATTGCCAATACTGCAATTGAGCGGTGGTCAGGCCTGTTTTTATAGAGGTTTCGCCTAATTCGTAGCCCATATCAGCAATCTTATTAGTTAAACCTAATATGCCGCCTTCTGCAAAAACAGATGCAATCCCGATGCGCTCTAGCTTGTCTC